TTATATTTAGCAAATTCATCTGCAATGGCACAGCCAGCTTTTCCTAATCCAATAATAGTTTCCATTTTAATCTTCTGTCCACTCTAATACAATTCGATCTTTAAAGGATCCTCTATCAGCAATTTTCTGTAGTATTTGATGTTGGAGGGCTTCAACCGAATAATCAAAAGCTTCTAGTATGGCACCAAAAACTTCGGCTACGTCACCGATCTCTTCTAAAGAGGGTTCTTTTAAAAACTCACTAGCTTCTTCTAATAACTTTTCTTTTAATTTCTGTTTATATTCTTCTTCTGATGCAATGTGAATAGAATATTCCTTTCCCTCAGTCGACATAATCTCTGGAATTTTGTCTCTTATTAATTTGTTATATATTTTCATAAACTAATCTCCATCATTTTTCCGTAGCTTTGGCCGGCTTGGACGTTAACCTTAAAAGTCCCAAGCTCCGTGTCGGAAAACTGCTTAATTAAGTCTTTGAGTATATATCTATCTTCAACGGAAAAGTCAATAACAATGCTATCGTGTACACAAAATGCAATTTTAGACTTTTTATCTTTTAATACTTCGTGAATCTTTATCATTTGTCTTAAAATAAGATCGGCGCAGGTACTCTGAATTATATAATTTAAAGCGTGATGTTCATCTGAAGGAATGTCCCTTCCAAAAACAGTATTTACGCTCTTTCCGTTCCAAAATTTCTTTTTTACATAATTCTTGTCATATGCCTTTAAAAGCAGTTTCTCCTTTTCGTGCTCTTTGCTATTATAGAGCCATGAAAATATTTCTTTCTTTGTTTCGTCCCTTGTCATAGGATGGTCCGAATTTTTATCATGCAAGATTTTTTTGTTCCACTCGTGGATATCTCCAGGCAACTGTTTGTGACCCGTCAAAGCCATCAAAGTTCTCAATTCTGCGCCATTAAAATCTAGCTCTACGAACCAATCATTATTCGGCCTCAGAACAGATCTATAATTCTTAGGCAGAGTCAATATTGGGAAAGTGTCCTTCTTCGTGGTGAGTCTTCCGGTCTTTGTTCCAAAGATATTATATCTTATATAAGGTTCAGTTTTCTTAAGCTTTTTATACCACTGTCGGCCTTTGTAATCAACAGCATTTTGTCTCAATTCTGTGAAATCAAAATTTAACTTCTGAAATGACAGGTCATTTATCACTTTTGATAAATCCACCAAAAAATTATAATTTGGAGGTCTGTCATAATTTTCAATGACATATTTTGTAACCTTATTTTTGATTTCGCAAAGCTCAACAATGAACCTCTCTGGAACCAATTCATAAAGACAATTATCATTGAGATTGACCTTGGCTGTGTTTAAGGATTTTCTAAATGCATTTATTTTTTTGCTTACCCTCTCCCATTCAGGAAGAAATCTTTCGGGAACAACATTCGCAATGCTGCAGTCCCCAGCATAGAGAGAAGCGTATCGAATATCCATGTCATCCAGATAAGGGGCGTAAGACCAAGTTGCAGTAAGATGCTTTGGAATTCTTTCATATTCTATTACTCCATTGGCATATATGCCGAAACATTCTTTTTTTTCGTCCAGTGTTTGAAATATCATTAATAAAGCGATTTGTTAGATTTACTATACTTTGAAGAAAGTTTAAAATTATTATTAGTATACTCTAAAGCTCGATAAATGTCAAAGTGTTTATTCAAATTTTTGGCTTTTCTTATAATCATGTTTAATTTTTTTCTCGGAAACTTATTATTTTCTTCAACGTTACGGATCATTATATACTTTTCGAGCCAAAAATTTAAGTCATATTTATTGTTTATGTCATTTTCGGTTAAGGGAGTTCTTTCTGTTCCAACCGACATTACGCGGCCATCGACCACCTTTGTTTCCTTAAACACTGGGTATGCTTTAACATAAGACATATAACACTGTGCTAGATGGGTCTTCAGAAAATCCAAGTCCATATTATAAGATTTATGATAATAATAAGAAAAAAGAGTTTCTGGCGCCACCCCATATAAGTCCATATACTCTCTCATTTTGGTAGATTTTATATCAGCAATCAATCTCCATGGCGCATTTTTATCAACCAAAAATCCATGGCGGCCGGCGGCGTCTCTAAAAAATGTAAACAATTTATCATTAATAAACTCAGCCTTTACAGTGTCGTCATCATGCGCCTGATTATCAAAATCTATCACGAGACCAGATATATTAGATGGAACAAGAGAACTAAAAATAAACTTTCCATGTGTCGCGATAGGGGCTGCATTAGTTTTCATTGTATTTATATATTCACTGATGAATGTGTCAAAGTTCTTGACGCTTGTTGAAGCAGGCTTGGCAGGAGAATAAAATGCTGCAAAAAAATCATACTGTATACCAAGCCAAGTACTGTAAAAGTTTTTTAAGTTTTCCCAGCCAGACTTAGCATCCAGGTTATAAAACAGACTGTCTTCGCATAAAAGACCAGATATTTTAGCCTCTTCCCAATATTCAAGCATATCTTTATATGCATCAGCTACAAAATCTACAAGGAATATTGCGCGATCTGAACTAGATGGAACGGGTTTTAAATTTTCCTCAGAAAGAAATATGGGATTGTATTTTTCGTCGACTCTTCCATAGTGTAAGTTTCCATACCACATGTCCAGAGGCTGTGGGCCAAATTCTTCAGGAAATAAATATTTTTTATAAAAATTCCTTGCATAATAAAGAATATTAGACTCCAGACCATTTTCAGCTATTGGCGACATTCCTCGTATTACTACATCATCTCTCTTTCGTTCTTTTTCTTTATTTGTTGTCACAGTTATTTTTCCCTCATTTCCATATTCTCGCCATGCCTTCACCTAAATTGCGGCCGCGGTTGGAACGGCTATCATCGACTTTCCTTACTTCAGACGCCCTCCTTTTTTTCTCTTCCCCTACTTCCGCATGCGGATCCAGTGCGTTGGAGCCTTGATCGACTTGATTATTCGCGCTGATTTGTTCAACTGATGTTCGTGCGGGAGAATAATTTGATGGGAAACTCTCCCACAGCGTCTTTAAAGTTGTCTGAAAACCTGCAGAGTCTATTGAGCACTGAACCTCTATAATAAGATAATATCCGCCAAGCCTTAGTAATCTTTGATTCTGTTCATAGGAATCTGAGCCATAGTTCCCAAAACCCATCATGGTGGGGTCGATAAATATATATTGGCCATTCTGAAACAACGGGTTTCCTATCATTTCAATATCGCAATTATATTTCGACCCTCGGAGGCCCTCGATATTCGAGCGTTGATTCCTGTCGACCACCGCTGCTTCAGCGGCATATTTTCTTGTTTCAGCCTTAAAATTAAACTTCTTAACTAGGCCCCGATCCGCACCTACTCTTACATGATAGATTCCATTTGCGGAATCCTCTTCCTCGTTTCCGCGGAGCATATTAACGTTATGAATTGTGGCATGTAAAAGACTATAATTGAATATAGATGTTGGTGGAGCGCCAGATGGCGTCTGCAGCGTTGGTGACTTTCTTACATTAACGTTATTTGTGGCAGATCTGCCGGTGTGATCACCAGCGACAAGTCCCTTTCCCGGGCCGAGTCCGGACTTAAAAAACAAACGTCCAGATTTTTTAGACCCCGGTGAAAGTCTATCTATCGGGCGACCCTTGCTGTCAGTTCCCGATGGCGCATTAAAAGAAAACGTTTTGACATTCATGAGGTTTCTAGGTATGCTGTCTTGCAACGGAGAGACACATGCGGTACCAAACACAGGGTTAATTATATAACTAATAAGATCTTTAATAAAATCGGCTGCACTCATATGAGCTATATCTCTCTTGACAATTCTGTTATGAAACCAGACCTGAAACATATTCAAGGAAATTGGAATATCAGCCAAATTAATTTGAACTTTGCGACGGCGCTTATCGTTTTCAGAAAGGAATGGGTCAGTAAAATATAAATCTCCCAATAAAATCCTCATATTTTCTCTGTCTGGGTGTGAAGAAAGTGCATTTAATGCGGCATCAATTATATCTCCGAAATACATAAATTCGATAGTGAGTGGCGGTGAGGCCTCTCCGGATTTCCGTTTTAGTTTCTTCAAGGAACTTGCGACATCTAAGTCCTCGATGACTTGTGCGTGACTTGCTTTAATTTTTTTCACTACGGGGCCCGCTGCCTTATCTTTGTAACCATATGGGCCTGTGTCGACGTTCCAGGGAACCTCAATAATATCGGGGCCCCAATTCGATTTATTATCGTATTGTTTTGAACTTGCCCAAAGGCCGCTCTTTTGATAATTATCTGTGAATTTTCTATATCCGGCCCCCAAAGATTGTGAATTCTGGGAGTCCTCTTTAACATTATCTCGGCCGGCTTGTGCGTGGCCACGTCGTGTCTTTTTATACTGTCGGCCCCTGGTGCTGTCTGTCCAGGGAGTGTCAGAGTCGGCCGTAGTCTGTATAAATTCTTTAGTAAGGAGTCTTCTCCTGGTTTCCGGATCATTAACCCCTGCTTGGATCAATTGATCTTCAGTTAGATCACCGTTGATCCGGGCCCTGCGAAATTGTGCTAAACCCTGCCTTGTCAACTGAAAATTTCCAAATATCCCTAATTCTTCTGGTAGTACAGTCGCACGCTTGATTCTTCCCGACTGAATCAAGTCTCTCATGAGCCTCTGGTGGCGTCGAACGTTTTGTTTAGCCGTGTGAAGAGATACGTTATTTTCCACCTGTTTTATCTTAGCGCGAAGGCGCTCTTCTGGCCAATCATAATACGGAGAAACGGAATCTCTATTCCCTGCCAGATGATCTACCGCATTTGGCGTGTTCTGTTCATTTTCCGGCTCTTTCCTTCTTCTCAACTCTGCCTTAAGCTCCTCAATCAAGCCGGCGCCGTGATCGTTTTCTTCGAGCCTATCTTTTGGATCCACAAAAACATTTGCAGAAGGGGATGTAAAAGCATTATCCAAGGCGCCAACAAAATTAACAACCACCTCTAATGATCCGTCCTGGTTAAAATTTATTTCATGTGTTGTAACTGTTAAATACAGAACAACCACACAATCCTCTATAGCAGCTAAAAAGTTTTTTGGAAATAGTTTTCTATCTTTGGCTTCTGGCTTACTCCAGCCGACTGTGGCTTTAAGTCTCCACAGAGAGTCGTTATCTTTAGTTTGTCGATTGCGTGTGCGAGATGTCACACCAGATCCTGATTTTCCTTTATTATAATATGGAGCCTCATGTGGATTAATTATATCTGAGAACCTGTATGTATGCTTTCCATCAGAAGAGATTCTTTCTTTAACAAAATCTGACATATTTTGAAAAAACATTGTCATTTTGCATTTTGTGCTATATTTTACTTGGGCTGGATCTTTACCGTCATAAATCCACTCAAATGCTTTAATTCCAACACCATGGCCGCGGCCAAATTTGTCTTTGGTTATGTTGTTAATATCTTCTCTATTGAACGCTTCACTTGGAAAGTGTATTTCTATATCTTCGAAGATGTTTCTTTTTTTAGACTTATTAGTTAAATAAGATTTAAATATTCTAATTTTTGGCACTAAAGCTGCCTTTTGGGCCGGAGACATATCAAAAAGTATTTGTGTGTTCGATTTTCCGGTCAAAAGGGAAACGAGACTTTCCGGGGATCCCCCATGAAGGGGCGTAAAATTTTTAAAATTATCCTCTGGTTTGTCTCTACCTAACATAGAATAAGATACAAACATGCGCCAGTTGTCAATTAAATAACACTGTTCCTGAAGTCTGCGAATTTCTTTTGCGCTATCGGTCGTATAGCTTTTGTCGGATCCATGAACATTAGTTTTGAACCATGATGGTTTTGAATTGTCAGAGCTTGTCATATTACATTATATATTATACGCTGCGACTACCTTTTCCAGTGGGTATGGTATCTGTATAACATCTCCTAAAGTTAAATGTGCTTCGGTCGGCTTTTTATTAAACCATGCAATTACCCACCACAGTTCAGAATGACCATAATACTGATTGGCTAATTTATAATATCTATCGCCAGTTTTCCATACATGAGAGACAGTTTTAATAGAGGAGGCTTGTTCAACAGACGGATGAGACATATTCGGAGTAGAAAAATGCTCAATAAATCTTAATTTTTTATTGTTAAGTCTATCTTTAATATTATCTGTAGCGTTTTTTACAACTGGTCGACTATAATATCTACTACTTGGCATTATTCTCTCCTCTTCATTAACCTATGGCACTGGGGTTTTTCAATATATCTCTCTGGCGCGCTTTTCCAAGATTATCATTAGGATTTGCCCGACCCGGGTCACCTTGGGCAGGAGGGATATCACCTGCTGGAGGAGAGGTGATATCCGACCTACCTAGATCTCCGAAATCATGAGAACTTCCGCCGAACAGATTATCAATTGTCTCATTGACCTCTTTCATTGTTCGATCAAAGTCCGCAGCAGTAACCACTCCGTATGGATATTGTGATTTTGCTGGTCCATTTGGGGTCCAACCTAGAGAGTGGTCATGCAAAACAGTCAGAGTCATAGATACATTATATAGTTTTGGATACAAGGCTTCTGTGCCGGCCTTATTCATTACCCACCCAGATTCAATATCTGGCGTAAAAGAAAAACCGTTACACGTACAAACGAGTCCGTGAGTTTGAGCATTTCCCCCTACATGGGATCTAGAAATTAAATTCATAAATTTTACTTTCATAAGCGGCGCAGAAGAAATGGTATTTGCCCCGATTGAGTGTGAGGCTATTTGTTCTCCAATTGGAGTTCCATTTCCGTCATAATTTGGATATAAAAAACTAATAAGAGTCGACATTTTTGAAAGATTTGATATCGCCTCATTTTCTGATCCAGCGACAATATCAAAGCCTAGAGTTATTTCTCTTTTTGTGCTCTTAAAGGTCTGAATTGGATCCATTCGGCCATAAACTTCCTCTGATTCCCAGTTGCTTGTAAAAACGTCGTTAAATTCGGTTACAAACGCTTTGAAACTAACAGACAAGCCATTTGGAATATTATAGAACTCAATCTTTTGACCCTTCGCAAATTGCGTATCTCCTGTATCAGCAAAACTCATGTGCACATCCTCTTTAATAAATACTCGCTAGTTGACTTTTTATTTAAAAATCACTTTGGCACAATATTTGTTTTTTCATCCATTTTTTCATAAACGGCTCGGCCGAACTCTCTGTCGTTCAGCTTCATGATGATTGTCTTGCCTGCGCCGCCGCCTGGAGTTGATGCAGCAAGGCCGGTTTCTTGTATTGCGGCGACAAAAGCTGCCTTGATGGATTCAATGCTAATTCCGCCGGCTCCTGATGTTGCATCAGAAGCTGCGCCCATTACTTTTTGTACGTTTTCGTTAGTAACCACATTAGATCCCTGGCCCATTGTTACCACTTCTGGGCCTGCCTCACCGACGACAGCGGCGCCACCTTGGAAGTTTGTTACACCATCTTTGAAGAATGGCAGAGTGTCTAAAGTGACATAATCAATGTTTGGAATGTCAATAAATGGAATTAAATTCACGCCATCGATCAATTTATTTATTAACCATATCGCTGCATTAATTGGAGCAGTTAAAACTGTAAATATTACTTTACCAATTCCAATAACGACATCTTTTAGGTTCCAGAACATTGCAATCAAGGCAACGACTCCAAGAATCATGAGTGCAATAGGATTCAAATTCATAATCGCGTTAAGGAATGCCATGGCGCCAGCGACTATGAATGTAGCTATGGCCAGGGATCCCAGTACGCCGGCCAGGGCGATATATCCAACGGTCTGGGCGCCGATGACAACTATACTTTTTAAGCGAAGCATTATGCTTTTTAATAACGAACTATTATTTGCTTCCTGCGCACCGGTTAAGAAGGCGATCTTTGGTGCGAGGATGCCTTTTACAACTCCTAAAACTTTGAGGGCTCTGGTTAGCCCGAAAACGAGCAAACCTAGTCCAAAAAGCTGCCCCACCCATCCATCGCCTAAATTCATGACTGCTGTGATTTTATCAACTATAAAACCGAGGACAATTACCAGGGGTCTCAAATTTACAGCAAGAGATTTGAACATATTTGTTAATTTCTCACCCAAAGTCTGCATATCTTTAACAGTCTTATTCCAGTCCTGCTGGGCTCCGTCTGCTTCTTTTGCTTTTTCCATTTGTTCATCATATGCAGACAGCGATTGCCCGAAGACTTTATTTGCAGTTGTTATATCATCAATACCAGCAGCATTTGCTATGGCCATCCTCTCATATTTGCCCATTTCTTCCCAGGATCGTCCGGATATTTCCATGGCCTCTAACATGGCCCTAGTTCTCTCTTCCTCGTTCATTCTTACCATCTGAATAGAATTTAAATAGGGTCCTCCGAGTACTGCATTAAGATTTCCAACAGCAGTTGCGGCACCTTCAAATGTGTCAAACTGTTGCATCATTCCCAAAAGCTCAGATGTGCTGAGATTTAAAGCCTTGGCAGATGCGGCTACTTTTTTGAAGACCTTTGTCATATCCTTACCATAAGCAGAAAGTCTTTTCGTTGCTTGAGCAAAATCATCGGCCATTTGTTGTGGCGGAATTCCTATTTCCGTAGCGAAAGCCATAACATTACTTATCGCTTCACGAGATTCTTCTTCTGTCATTCGGAGACCACTCATTAAAGAATCATAACTGACCGCTACCGCTTCATTAGAAATTCCCAATTTATCCATCACGGAAGTAAACTGTACTGATGCATTTTGTGCAGATGAAGATAACTTAGAGAATTGTGCTACCTGACTATTTAAACCTACGAAAGTACTGGATAACTCAGTAATGCTAACTCCGAGATCGCGGGTGCTTTGGCCAAACTTTGTACTACTAAAATAAAGATCATTTAATTGATCATCATATCTTCCGTACTGTCCAGTTCCTATTCCTAGTTGTTTTATAGCTAGGTCCTGCTCCCTGGCCAAGGCTATTGAGCTTTCAATTACCTTTTCCATTGTTGAGCCAAGTATGTTTGCAGGACTTAATGTATCTGTGATCGCCAGTGCCATTTCATTCATGGCCTCTGCTGTGCCTTTTGCATCTCCGGAAAGTGTCGCTAAAGAACCCCAAGTTGTGTCCCTCCAGGCCTCACTAATTCCCGTGGTTGCCTTCAGTATATCTTTGGTGCCTTCGCCGGCTTTTTCAATAGCTCGCTGGCGTTTTGTTAATTCTTTAAAATCTTTTATTCTTTCCCTAATTATATCTTGCTGTTGCTGTCTAAGTATTTCATTGGCTGCTATTTCTGCTTCAAGAGCAGCGATGCGGTCTGTATCCCCAGAGGCGCGGGCGTTGCTTATTTCTTTGTTAAGCTCTATCTCCGCTAGAAGCGCTGTTTCACGGCCGGCTCGTAGGTTATCGAGTTCGGCCTTTTCGATTTCTAAGTTCTTCTTCCTTTTCTCAGCAACCATGTCCACCTTCTGAGCAAGGTCGTTTGTGCGCTTGAGTTCTTGATTTAATAAGTCAACTTCTCTTTCTCGTAGAGCAATTAGTGCTTTTCTGTCAGCGATTTGCTGTTCTAGGGTTTTTGGATCTTTTGTTACGTCGTCCGCCATTTAGACATTCCCCCCTTTTATGACTTAAATGGCCACACTAACCCAGTAGTCTTCTCAAAGTCTTTTATAGCTTTGTCTAGTTTAGTTTTTGATTTATAAGTTCTAGGATCGTCCAATCCAAATTTTTTGGCAGACGTCATAAACGCTTTTTCATTACCAAGTGCTTTGGCATATGACGAAATCTCTGGTTTTGTGCCAGTAACAGAGATAGAAGGAAATGCTGGTGTTTTTATTCTATCATAAGTTCCAAACATTTTCTTTAAAATAATCTTTGTGATCCCACCAAACATTCTTAACCAACTTTCGGTTAAAAGGCCTTTGCGGGCCGCTCCTAAATCGATAGTTTGTTCAGAAAGTTCATCTTCATGAAGATTTTCCACTATAATTTCCTCCAGACGCAGTTATCTCTTATAAATAGTCCCATAATTTAAAAAAAAAGACTGCTTTCGCAGTCTTATCTCTTCCTAGATTTTGAAGTTGCCTTCTTCGCATCGTCGCTCTCTTTTTTGAGTTGATCTGCTAGCCTAGTAACAAACCATCTTCTCAATCCAACAGGCAAACTATACGCTTCTATAAAGCTCCACCCACCATAGTACTTTAAAAAGAAGAACTCCTCATAAACGTTCTTCATGTATTCATCATTTAGGCCAAAAAAACTCCGCAGTGAGCGGAACCTCCATTTCTGTTTCAGTATAGCACTCCTCGCAAAAGAATTTTTGAGTTAAATCGATATTCGGAACAGAATTACTATAAATTGTTCGAAGGTGCCTAGAATCCATTGCTGGCATGTTATCTACAAAATTTGAAACTGTGTTTCTATCAGAAATTCCATTAACAGATTCAATAAACATCTTGAACTGAGAGGTTAGCCTATTGTCGTCTAGGCCATGCTTGCTTTTTGTTTGCTGCATCTTTGTTAAGTTAAGTTCATCTTTACCTGTTAACATTCTCGCTTCAACTGTCACGCCAGATTTTGGAAGATCGACAAGAAGAGTGCCGTTTTCTGTTAATTTTGCACCGTGTTCTACGCAAGCATCGGGGCCATTTATTGTGCCCTCATCTAAGTCAAACTCGTGCCTAGAGGTTGTAGCACACACTGGACATGCTACGCTTGTTTCATAAAGATTTCCATATCCCGTCTTTCTGGTTGCAATAACAATTGCGTTCTTGTCTCCGACCAAAAGTTGATCTGGCTTAATTGCTTTGTTCGTCATAACATTTTGCAACAGGCGATCAATTGCCAATCCCTTCTTCAAAAGAGATTTAGACGTTAAGATGTCTTCATCTTTAGCCGTCATATGACGAATTTCAACTGTTTCTTTATTATGTAATGGATGCCCTTCTGGATAAAACTTTCCTTGAGAGGGCAACTCTACAAACTCGGTTGGCGTTGAAAAATTCAACGTACCTGGAGTTGCTGTTTCTGTTGTATCGACCGGTGGTGCAGCTTCTGCTGTTTGATTGGCCCCAATTCGATCTTCGTTATTTCGTCTAGACACTTATCACCTCATAATTTGCGTGTGCTATAAGTATATAGGTGTTTCTCTCAAATGTTAAGGAAAAATTTTAAGACTGATAATTAACTTATGCTTAATCGCAGCAACAAGACTCGTTGCAACATGAACAAGTTCCGTTCTCGCAACATTCTCTTGTCTCACATCCACATTCTTCGCATTTTTTGTTATTCATGGTTTCGTTCCTTTAAGATTACTGAATAGGGGATCCCTTCGCGCCGCGGATTGAAGCGGAATCGAATCTCAATGTTACTGATATTTCTACCATGTCTTCGGATCCGTAGTCAAGAGATCCAAACTCAACATTTTTAATCCAGGCGTTGTGGAGAATCCACTCTTCCAGAATATCATTTTGATTTTCGCCAATTTGACTAATTGTGACCAGACCCAGCTCTCCTGCCGCTTTTGCCTTAGTCATAACGTTTCCATAATCACCCGCATCGGTGTTCCCTGGCCATGTATAACCAGCTTTATTCAACAATGCATGGAGAGTTTTAGAGGCATCTGGACTAACTGGGTCTACCATTGTAACTGTAATTTCGCTCCAGGTTACTCTACCTGGATAATAGTAGGTATGATTAAGGAACTGATGCTCTGTTTCTGAAATCTCGAAAGAGGGCTTATCGGTCGTCTTGATGATATAATCCAATCCAATCGCTGAAAAATTCATTAAATACTTAAAAGATCTTTTTGGTTCTAATTGTGTGGTGCTCCAAAATGCCATTTTTTTAATTTGTCTCCTTGTTACTATTCTAAATAGTCTTTATTAAAAATTACCTTTGAATTAATCTTCAAATGCTGCTCCGTCATTCGTAATTACGAAGTCTAGTGCGATGAACTCAATTGCTTTCGCAGGTTTGAGTAAGATCTTTGCATACATGATATTTCTATCAACAAGATCTGGGGTTGTTGTCGATTCGTCAAGTACGACTCGGAAATCTGTTAATCCAAGGCGAGTTTTGATGCTCATGAGGAATGGCTCTGCCTGACCTCTAAATCGATTCCATGTAGTGCGTACATTTTGATCGAATAAGAGCGTTGAGGCCATTCTAGAAATCTCTTTCTTTACATGAATCATCAATCGACGAACATTAATTCTGTCAAGAGCAGAATCTGTCGCTTGAAGCGTCTTTTGCCCGAAGATGACAATGCCCTCAGATGGGAATGTTGCAATCGGGTTGATGTCAGCCTCATAAAGCTTATCTCTGTCCTCAGAAGTAAGTCTCTGGCGAACACCTACGATTGGAATACCAGCGGCGCCGTCTGTGAGGCCTCCGCGTGTAAATCCTGCAGGAGCAAACCAAAGTTCACTCTTTCTTTCCGAGCTAGCCATTGTGCCAAGAGCGGCGACGGAAGGCGGCATCCAGAGGGTTCTATTAGAGATGGTGTCTCTTGCCTGAACCCATGGGTAGAATGCGCATCCATAGCTGGAGTTGAGTCCTCTGGAGAGCATCGAGGCAACCGCAGAATCTACGGTTCCAACATTTGTTTGATCTCCACTGGTGTTCTCTGCGTTTGTCTTAAAATCGTTCTCGATATCGATAACAGCGAGAGCGTCTCCTCGACCTTCACAGGTATTAATCAAATGTTCTGTAATTTGAGGCTTGTATATGCCCGGGGCGGCTGCGAGATTGAAGTCAACAACTTCTGGATCTGAACAAGCGTCGATGGCGCGCTTTACTGAATAGTAAGCATACTCATTAAGCTCGTTATCTCCCATTCTGGTGTTGTTTATTGGATCTCTTTCTGAAACATCCCAGCCGTCATATCCTCCGTCAAGAACTGTCGTGAATCGGTTGAATCCTTGATCGAGAATTTCTTTATAACTCGCAGAAAGAGCGGTAATAGAAGTTCCGGCATCTCTAGAGCCAGAAGTCCACTTAGCCCCTCCACCTGCAGTATAAGAGGTCAGGTCATCAAGAGTAAATTGCCAAGAATACTCGGTGCTCGCTCCAGGAGAGAACTGTTGGGCGCTCATTGGAGAAGGCAGAGGACGAAGAGTGTCCAAATTGCTCTTATCAAGCTTTACGCTACCAGACTTTGTTGTATCCGCTCCAAAATATGCATGCTTTGGATTCGAAACTGGTGGCGTCTGTGTGTTTGCGCGAAGTGGAACAGATGGGAATCGAATTGTACCTGTCACGGGTTGCATTGCCCCAAGGAAGAAGCTAGTATATGTTCGCTTGGCTGCTTCAAATGAGGTAACTTGCGAGGTCCAAGTGCCTGCCGCCGTTGCCGACGATGTGGTATTATAAGAACTCATTGGCAAGAGGAAAGAATTGGCTACGGTAACTGCGGTACCTGTGGAAGCTCCTGCGTTTGCCTTAAGCCCATCGGTAATAGCTAGACCACCTGAGCCGGTGCAGAATGTAATAGTTTTTGGTCTGACTGGGCCATAAACACCAAATGGTAAATACTCAGCATTTGTTGCTCCGGCATGGACGTCCGCATTCATCTCTACGCGAAGATGCTTAGATTGATTTGCATAATTTCCGTATTCTTTATGTCGCTTCTCATAATCATCCCAAGTCACATATTTATCACCAATCTTTTTGGCAATATAATCTGGAGAATTTGGATTAAGATTACATGAAGAGAATTGCTCAATAATCTGTTCTCTATTATCATTATCGGCCATTCGTCTAACTACAACAGTGAATTTCCCATATGGATTGTCTAGGTTAGTGGAAGCTTTAATATCTTTGATTGACACCTTGAGATTCTGACTAGTCCAGGCGCCGCCATCAAGAGCTACTAGACGAAACAACTGTTGAGTGTGTGTCGAAATATCGAACCCTCCAGTTGGGGCGCCGCCGGCCGTTGGGCGAAGATCTTGAGAAAAGAACCATCCAGTTTGCGCAGCTTTCATTCCCTGCTGGTGAATACCGGCATGAGTAGCCGCTTGCAAACCAAGGGCAACAATAACACCATATGACGCTCCGCTATTCGATGCATTTGGGTGATTACCCTCAACGTGCTCGACAATAGACCTTTCGTATGTTTCTCCCAAGAAATAATCCTCTTGTTGAGCAGTATTTGTAACACTAGTGTTTGTTAAGGTCGGATTTGTATTAAAAACCTTTCTGATATATTTATTCGATGTCGGGCTGAAATTAAAATTAATAGTTTCAACATTTTCTCCAGAAGAGTTATGTCGAACTGCCTTAAATTCATGATTGGCTCCTTGAGATTTAACTAGCAAGCCGGCGCCCTGTTGATTCCAACTACCAGAAATCATCCCAACAGTACCGGAAAGATGCATCGATCCGTCATTGATATACCAAACTGCAGCAAGAGTTCCATTGATTGTATCGGTTCCAGCAGATGCTGATCCAAATAAAACTAGTCCATAGGCGCCGCCGCTGGCGCCGCCGCCGGCCGCGTTAATGCTGTGTGCAGGAGTGTTTGTTGTTTTCCACCCGGCAGAGCCGGCTGTGTTTGCATCAGTGTGTTGATTTCCCAAAACGCGAACTACATTAATTGGGCCAGAATTCTTGAGCCAGGCCTGAGCGGCATATGGGGCGTATGTTGCGGAAGTTTTATTTCCATCTCTCCATACATCTCCTCCGTCTCCGCCTGGGATTGGATTTCCGAAAATTTCTACGAATTCAGAAAAAGACTGAACCTTTACTGGCCTCATTGCTGGGCCTCTCTCTGTGCGCCCAATTACCAGTGGGCCTATTGCCTCTGCTGTTCTTGGAACCTGTGAATTGTCGATTTCATCAATGAAAACACCTGGGGACACAAACTTGAACTTATCAACTGACATGTTAAAATTACTCCTATAACT